AACCCCGCCCCAGAAAGAGGTGATGAACTACGCCTCAAAGCTGCAGAGTCGCTCCTGAATCGCGTAGGAGTGGCAAAGCAGGAACAAATCAACCACAATGTAACCGCAATACACGGAGTAGTTCTGCTACCCCCCAAGAAAGAGGTAGTTATCGATGGCTGACTATACATCACGAAGCAAGGAGTACGCAGCACAAGAAAAAGCTGATAAGAAACGCCAAGCTGCAGACGTTAAGGCAGGTGAAGCTGCTATCAAGAAGCGTAACAAAGAAGATGCGAAGCGATTAAAAGGCATTGAGTCAGGAACTCTCAATACGTACACAGAGTCTAAGAGCTACGGTGGGGGACGATACCGTCAGCCACGACGGGCTTTGGGTATTTTATCTGATGCGAAAAGATTACTGAGGATATAGGGTATGGCTGAAGCCGCACCGAAACGAACCTACCACCTATCGACAGCCGAACGTGCGCGAAGAGCAGCCCAAAAGAAACTGCGTGGTGCAAAGAAGAAAGCCCAGCAAGCCACAAAGAAGGCAGAGACGCAAAGAAAGAAAGCCCGTGATCTTGAAAGCACTATTGGACGAGTTGAGAAAGCTATCACAGCAAGCGGCACTGCAACGATTGACGCTGCCGATCTCAACTCACTTCCCCCGGCTGTATCCGATCTCGTGGGAGATTCCGAAGTTGTCTTCCAAGCTAACCCCGGACCCCAAGAGGAGTTTCTTTCGGCGGGAGAGCGGGACGTTCTTTACGGTGGGGCTGCTGGTGGCGGTAAATCGTTTGCTTTACTTGCTGATCCCTTACGGTATTGCCATAACCCCCATCATCGGGGTCTTCTTCTCAGGCGTACCCTCGACGAACTAACAGAACTAATTGACAAGTCACGCCAGCTTTACACAAAGGCGTTTCCCGGAGCCAAGTTCCGCGAATCCAAATCAACGTGGGTCTTTCCATCCGGGGCTACGATCTGGTTTACCTACCTCGACAGAGACAAAGACGTTACCCGCTTTCAGGGACAGGCATTTAACTGGATAGGCATCGATGAGATTACTCAATACCCTACACCGTATGTGTGGGACTATTTGCGTTCTAGGCTTCGTGCTACTGATCCTGAACTTCAAGAACACCTGTACATGCGCTGCACAGCCAACCCCGGAGGTGTGGGTGGCTGGTGGGTCAAGAAGATGTACATCGAGGGTACCCCCGAAAACAAAGCATTCCCTGCTTTTGACATAGACACTCGCAAGACATTTGCTTGGCCTAGTGGTCACGAAAAGGCAGGTCAGCCGCTCTTCTTCCGAAAGTTTGTTCCAGCGCGGTTGACAGATAATCCCCACCTCATGGCTGACGGTCAATACGAGGCTATGTTGCGTTCGCTCCCAGATGTCGAACGGAAGAGACTTCTCGAAGGGGATTGGGATGTGGCAGAGGGAGCAGCCTTTCCTGAGTTCTCACGAGTGAAACATGTGGTCGAACATTTTGACATTCCCACGAACTGGCCCCGCATACGAGCCGCCGACTACGGATACTCCGCGCCGTCTTGTGTACTATGGGGTGCGATTGACTGGGATAATAATATTTGGGTTTATCGTGAATTATACGCTAAACACTTGACAGCCGAGCAATTAGCTGATAGAATACTAGAAGCGGAACAACTTGACCCGTTACCTCACTACACCGTACTCGATTCTTCCTGTTGGAACAAGACCGGATTCGGCCCATCTATAGCAGAGGTAATGATGCGACAGGGAGTTCGTTGGACTCCTTCTGATCGCAACCGTGTTCAGGGAAAGATGGAAATACACCGTCGTCTGGCAGATGACCCATACTCACAGGAACCACGCATACGTTTCTTTTCATCCTGCCAGAACATCGTGAAACAAATAGCTGGTATACCTCTCTCCAAAACCAACAGCGAAGATGTAGATACCAAATCTGAAGATCACGCATACGACGCACTTCGATACATGCTGATGACACGAATGAGCGGATACGCTTCGATACACCAGCAACTAGGCGCAATCAAGAATCATGTACACATGGTTCAAGATGAAGTATTTGGATATTAGGAATGGCTGAACTAACCCAACAGGAAAAGAAAGTTGTTGCTGCGTTTCAAAACGTGCAGCAAACATTGTTTCCTAGTGGTGAAATTCCATCTATGAATGAAATACGGTCACGTATTGAAGCTGGAACTCAAACTGTTTCAGACTCTTTTATTGCTGATATGTACAACAAGGGTGTGCCGGATGAGCCGCTACTTTCCGAATTAGATGAAACAAAAGACTTTTATGCCAAGTTTGAAAAGACGTTTTCAAGAGAAGTATCTGGTCCCGCACCAAACACACAGGGTATCAGCGGCAAAATAAACAGCCTGTCAAATAAAGTAGACCTAAACTCTTCCTTCACAGAGCTTGAAGCTTTTTCAAAACAAGATGCCAGTGGTATAACTGAGAGTTTTCGTAGAACTAACATTGATCCCCTTGTTACGGCAAACCAAAATGTATTAAACCGTAAGCTATCGCGCACAGGAGCCGCTAAAGGCACCCGTAAGCTTGCAAAGGGTGCTATACCTGCTGAAGTCCTTCAGTCGGTCTTACAGGGCATTGGTGACATTCCTGACGCAGTTACACGTGACGCGGTAATGGCATCCTTGCTAGGTTATCGTGGTGAAGACCTTTCAGGTATGCGTACATCTCGTGCGCTTGCAGTTCGTTCAAAGCCCGTCCGTCCCTTCTACGACAGGGAAGCTGGTATTGCTCGTGATCCCGAAGTAGCTACCGGGGGTGGTCGAAAAGCAAAGGGGCCAGATAAACCCGCTGGTCCTGTCCTTAGAGAGATACTAAATCGTCGGTTTGATTCTGCTGGACCTACAGGCGAACTCTTTCCGGGTATGACAACAGGAAAGATAAGTTCTGCTTTAAAGAAGCACGTATTTCCAAAGATACCAAAAGAAGTTCAAGACAAGCTACTAACAAAACCTTCTGGTTACACTGACCTTCGCCGTATCACTGCTTCTGCTATTGCTAATCAGCTTGGTCGTCCCGATCTCGCAAGTGAGATTATCAGTCACAAGGGTGGTGGTGACGACTTACTTGACAAGGTAATGACAGGTTACTACACCGACGTAGAAGATATAGGGGGGTTACAGCAGCGCGGTGAAATCCTTGTAGCCTACGAAAAGATGATGGCTGATGCTGTTGGGGCTACTGACGCAAAGGGATTAGGTGAAGCACTTCGATTGGACCTATCCCCTGAGTTTAATGCCCAGTACCCAGAAACAGAAACGTTAGCCCGTCCGTCTGGTTCGACTGTTGATGCTACTCCTGCAACTCCAGAACAAATTGCACAAGGAGAAGAGCTTCGCGCACAAAAGACTAGAGAGGCAACTGCTGCCTCTTTTGCTGCAGAACAGTCCAGTCTAGAAGATGCAGAAGCAAGACTACTAAAGAGAGCAAGCCAAGCTCCAGAGATTGCCGAAGCAGAACGCAAGCTTGCAGAAGTCAAAGCCGGATCGAAAAAGGCAGCGCAAGTAGCATCAGGAGAATCCTTCTTGCAGAAGGCTCTCAAAATGGCAAAGCCCCTCAAAGTGTTAGTTGGCCCTGCAGCTTTAGGCATATCTGCTCTTGCCGCAAAAGAGACTAAGGCAAGTGTTACTCAACAAGCCGAAGAGTTAGGGTTACCTAGACCCGCTGCTGAAGCAGCAGGGACAGTAGCAGGAGCCACAGAGTTTCTTCCGGTTGCTCCTAGCGACGTTATAGAAGTAGGAAGATCGATGGCTTCTCCTGTAGCTGATCCCGGATCGGCCCGTCCTATTGAACGAATGATGGCAGATCAACCGGAATTGTTTAATCAATCTAATCAACCACAGATTACTAAGCCTGTAAAAATACCCGATCCCGTTCCGACCCGACAGGGAATGCTGTCTGCAGGTGGAGCAAAGCAAAGAGTTAACCAAGCAAGAAGTGCCGCGCTTGCTGGTGAAGAAACATCAATGAGCGGTTCCTTTCTAAATTAACTCATAGGGGAGATAAACCTATGCCTGACAATAACTATAACTACGGTGCAGCATATGTAATGAACTCTGATAAGGTCAGCGTCGATACAGATGAGGGTGCATCAAAGCTTTATCGTGAAGGTCTAGAGTTTCAGACTCGTGTACAGACAGGCCCGATCATAGAAGCTATGCCAAAGAAGCAAACTAAGCCAACAGTAGAAGCATCTCTATTTAAGATGGCTGATGACAGACCTCAAGGCAACAACTAAAGGTAAATTATGTCCGAAAATTTCCTACAACCTCCAGATGATAGTGAAGTTGTAGTCGTAGACCCTGAAGGAGAGATGCCCGGTCTTGCCGCGCACATCCGAAAGAAGTTCGAAGATTCTGAAAATGGTCGTTTTGCTTACGAGCAACGATGGCTAAAGGCATTCAAGAACTTTCGTGGTGTTTACGATTCAACTACTCAATATCGTGACAGTGAAAAGTCGAAGGTATTCATTAAGATTACCAAAACGAAGGTGCTTGCTGCTTACGGACAGATTATTGACATCTTGTTCGCAAACAAAAAGTTTCCGTTGGTTGTAGAACCAACTCCTGTCCCCGAAGGTATTGCAGAGTTTGCTCATATGCAAACCCCGCTTGATGAGATCATCGATCCCTATGGATTTAAGGGAGATGGAAGAACCCTAGAACCGGGAGCGTTGGAAGCTTCCCCGCCTAGCGGCGACTTCTTAGGGGGATTAAAAGACAGGTACAATGGTGCGCCTATTGTAGAGGGTCCAGCTTTAGCTGGGGAACCCCAAATCTCTCCCGCACAGAAAGCTGCCCTAAACATGGAGAAGGTCATTCACGACCAGCTTCTTGACACAAGTGCAGTCAATGTATTTAGAAGTGCTATATTTGAAGCGTCTCTTTTAGGAACGGGTATTGTAAAAGGTCCGTTTAACTTTTCTAAAAGAGTACACGAATGGGAGCGAGATGAAGAGGGGTCTCGTGTGTATGCCCCCTACGAAAAAACTGTTCCTCGCATAGAGCATGTTTCTGCTTGGGACTTTCATCCTGACCCAGCAGCAACAAGTATAGAAGATTGCGAATACGTCATACAGAGACATCGTATGAACCGATTGCAACTTCGTAATCTTATTAGTCATCCCTATTTTTACAAGGATGCTATTGAAGAAGTTATTGCAAAGGGGTCAAACTACGAAGACAAGTACTACGAAGATACTATTCGTGAAGATGAAACCGAAGCATACTATCAAGAGAACAGGTTTGAGGTTCTTGAATACTGGGGTGTTCTTGATGCTAAATTTGCACAAGAAGTTGGGATGAGTATTCCTGATGGATTGAATCCTATTGACCAGCTACAGGTAAACGTTTGGGTCTGTGGTAACTTTGTTCTTCGTTGTGTTTTAAATCCGTTTACACCTGCACGTATACCCTATCAAGTATTTCCTTACGAGATTAACCCTTATCAAATCTGGGGTGTTGGCGTAGCGGAAAACATGGAAGATGCACAGATGTTGATGAACGGTCACGTTCGTATGGCAATTGACAACCTAGCACTTGCAGGTAACTTGGTTTTTGACGTAGATGAAGCCAGTTTGGTTCCCGGACAAAACATGGACATCTTTCCCGGAAAGATATTTCGTCGACAGTCGGGAGTAACCGGAACAGCCATCAACGGCCTAAAGTTTCCTAACACTGCACCTGAAAACATTCAGATGTATCAGATTAGCCGACAGCTTGCAGACGAAGAGACAGGTCTTCCATCAATCATGCACGGTCAAACTGGAGTTTCAGGCACAGGTCGTACGGCTTCAGGATTGTCCATGCTACTAGGGGGAGCAAGTCTATCCCTTAAGACTGTAATTAAAAACATTGATGACTCGCTACTAAAGCCTTTAGGAGAAGCGTACTTTCAGTGGAACATGCAGTTTAACGACGACGCTCCTGACATTAAGGGCGACCTAGAGATTAAACCACGCGGCGTAGCCGCTGTTATGCAAAAAGAAGTTCGCAGTCAAAGACTGACTACCCTGTTGCAAACTGTATCTAACCCAATGTTAGCACCGTTTATTAAAATACCAAACCTTATGCGTGAACTTGCCATTGCACAGGACATCGACCCTGACAGCTTGGTAAACGACGTAAACGAGGCGCAGATATTTGCAGAAATGTTGAAAGGACTGGCACAGAATGCTCAACAAGGAACAGGCCCGGAAGGTCAGCCCACTGGTGACCCACAAGGAAGCGTGGGACAGTCTGGAGACGTACCTCAAGGAGCAAATCCAGATGACGCTTCGGGCGTTGGTGGGGGCCAGATCGGAACTGGAAGTGTTCCGGCTGCAGGGGAAGATAACTTCACTGGAAACGCTTAAAGGTTTAAAAGAAGACTATGATGCTGCTGTTAAAGCAAGGGATATCTAAGTGGCTATAAACTATGACACACTAGGGTTGAAAACTTATCGTCAACCCACATACAATACGAGTGGATATAGGCCTACACCTAGAGCGTATAACCCATATCCTTTGTATGGAATAGGAACAGGTAGAGCTTCGGGAACAGGCGAAGTTGGCACAACCGTTTCAATGGAAGATCGTGGGGGAGATGAGCCGGGAGCTACTTCTGATACAATAGGCGGCGGTATAGATTTCGAATCTGGTAGTTTTTTAGGAACTGTTAATGATTATGTGGCAGAACAGGTAGAATCTTTTATGGGTTTTCCTGAAGAAATTAACCAACTAACCGGGACAATGAGAGTAACAGGACTACCGGACATACTTGCAGCTATGGTGCCAATGCACATGTCGGCTCTTATGTCACTGGGGGCTGCTGTTAGCCAAGCAAATCTTGAAAGCATCTTTGGTAAACAACAAGCTGGAAAACCGGGGTACGGAGTAGGCACACTAAACAACGCAATTCTCGGTGTTTCTCCAAGTGCAATATCAACAGCTTTTGGTATGAGTCCTACGGAAGCCGGTGTTTTATCCGGCACCGTACCTGACGCTCCCCCCGGAATAAGCCAGTCAGCGTATGAAGCTGCAATCATGGATGCCCTTCAAAACGTACAGTCTGTTCCCGGAAGACCGGCTGTTAGCGGAGTAGGACCCCCCTCTGCTGCTACGATTGGGGATATAACTGCAGCAGTCAATCAGGCAGTGTATGGTTCTCCTGACGGTCCAGATGCTCTTGCTAATACTACTGGCATAGTGTTTGGCTATACTCAAAATCCTTTTGGTAAACCGGGGATGATGAGAAATCCTATAATGACAAAAGAAAACTTGCCTGTTACTATGGGGGGCTTTAGGAGTAGCGATTTTGGTTTTGATCCAGACTTTGGTTACGATCCGTACGACGATACCAATCCTGTTCAAGACACCGCATTTTTTGATGACGAATTAGATGTGACACCGGGGATAACAGCAGATATAAGCACTGCTAATCAGTACGGTGATCCTAATGCGCCCGGTGGAGGGGAATTTGGTGGTACCTCACCTAGCGGCAACACCGGAACCGTTGGGACTACTGGAAACACTGGAAGCACTTCGATGGGTTCAAACAGCGGCATGTCTGGTCCCGGAGACATGGGTGCTGATGGCCCCGAAGGAGGTCCTGATAGTGAAGACCCCGGCGGCGGAACAGATTGGGCGATGGGCGGACGCATTGGTATGCAAGCCGGTGGCACGGCTGTTACCGAAGGTTTCGTTAACAAAGACCCTCGCACCGTATCTGACAGTCAGGGCATAGCAGACAACAGGTTTACCTCTGTACCACAGGGTTCGTTTGTAATGAACCAACCTGCAAACGAAATGCACAAGGATGATCTTGACGTAGTTCTTAATGACGCTGAAAAACAAGCAGGACCAGCCCAGAACAACGAAGACATGGTAGACGTAGCTCTGTCTGATGGCGAACGTCTGATACGTCCTGAAGTTGTAAACTTTGTAGAGAATAAGTACGGCGTTGGTTTTCTTGACAGCATCAATGATACAGGCAAACTTGAAGTACAACGCCGTCAAGTTAAATACGGGGCTAAGATAGGGGCAGCAGGCGGTGGATTTCTAGCTGATCAGGGTATGGAAGTAAAAGATGTAGGTGAAGATGTTCCTATGGAAGATTATCAACCCATATCCGAAGAATTAAAAGCAAAGATATCTAAATTTGCAGCCAAAAAACCTCAGCGCGAACAGATTAAAAGTTTTATTAAAAGCCTTTCTCCTGAAGACAAGTTAACCGTATTGTTTCTAACAGAAACGCAGTCGACAACAGACCCCGTTGAAAGCATGGAAGCAATCGGAGAAGTGGTTAAGAATCGAATCGGCTCAAACTATTACGACTTTAGAGATATTAAAACACTGGATGATGCTTTGCTAAAGCAAACTCGTAAGGGTGCCTTTCACTTCTCTGGCTTAGAACCTTCAACTCTCTACGCACGAGCAAAAGAAGTTAACAAAGGTCTTGCTGATAAGGGGCTATCTAAAGCATACGCTGCAGCACAAAATACCCTAGACCCAGAAAGAGACGGCGCAAATCGTCTTCCAGCAAATACAGTATTTTATACACGCAAAGATGCTCCTAGCCAGTGGATGCGTGAATCAAAAGATTTAGAATTTTCTACGGAACTGGGCGGACATGAATTTTACCGCACGTTCGCATCACCAGAACTTCCGTAAGAAGAATCCGTCAGCTACCCGCATAGCGGCCCTGACACAACCGACGCGGCTACCCACAGCCATGTGGCCCCGCAAGATGAGGTAAATACAATGGCAAAACAAGTACGCGGCATTCGTGCCAATAAACCAAACGACTCTTTCGGAACCATAAATAGTGAAAGCTTATACAAAGGCAACTATCGATCAGAAGTCTACGAAGACGAAGAAGATACCCCTGAAGTAGAAGCAAGCGAAGAACCCGAATCTACAGAAACAAAAGACTCAAGCTTTGTAGAGGCAAAACAAGAATCGCCAAATCATGACTACAAGAAACGGTACGACGATTTAAAGCGACACTACGATACAAAACTTGCAGAATTTGAATCTGAAAAGCAGCAACTGCAACAGGCATCACAGGCATCTAATGTCCCAATGCCCAAAACAGTTGAAGAGTTGGAAAAGTTTCGTGAAGAGTACCCTGATGTATACGGAGTTGTTGAGACTGTAGCGGCTATGCAAGCCGAAGAAAGAACTAAACACCTACAGTCAGAATTACTTGAAATTCAGGAACGCGAAAAGGAAACTGTGGTTCAAAGTGCATACCGCGAACTGATGAACAATCATCCAGATTTCATAGAAATCAAAGAGGATGAAGCGTTCTTAACGTGGCTTGGCGAACAGCCTGAATCTATTTCGGACGGTATTTACAAAAACAATACCGATGCTCGTTGGGCCTCAAGAGTACTTGATCTGTACAAAGCAGATGTTGGTATCTCTAAAAAGAAGAAGACCAAATCTAATGAAGCGGCAGCAGTCGTAGTAAAGTCCTCTAAAGCTAAAGACGTTGTGTCAGAAGCAGGGGACGGTGAGAAAAAGGTTTGGAAAGCTTCACAAATCGCCAAGATGCGTCCGTGGGAGTTCGAG